GGTGTATATGTTCGTTGGTAGGGCGAAGGAGTGGGATAGCAATTCCGACGTTCCTCCTGCCAGTGGACCTATTGATAGTTTTGCATATCATAGAACTACTTACCGTGATTCTGTAGCTTTTAAAAGAATTGATATTTCCGACACTGCTCTGACAATTCCTAGAGTAGATTGGATTGATCCAACAAATACTACTGGTGGAACTGGTCGTGTATATTCCATGTACAAGCCAGACTATTCTACAACCAAGACAACTGCAAATGGTTCTTCTAGGTTGTACGATAGTAACTTCTATGTAATGAATAGTGACTTTAATGTCTACAAGTGTCTTTACAATGGACAATCTCCAGACTTCCCAAGAGGTCGTCCCTCACTCGTAGAACCAACAGGAACATCTACAACAGTTATTGAAACTAGCGATAGTCCTGGTGTGTACTCCTATCGTTGGAAGTACATGTATACTATTGACGCTGATAACATTCTGAAGTTTGTTACTTCCGAATTCATCCCCGTTCTTACTAATACTCTAGTTCAGTCTGCTGCTAGTGGTGGATCCATTGACACCATTGTTATCAACAATGCAGGTACTGGTTATAACAACGGTACATATACTAATGTTCCCATCAGGGGAGATTGGCAAATTAATGGTGGAACACAGGCACTTTGCACAGTTACTGTTGTATCTGGATCCATTTCTAACGTAATCATCACATCTGCTGGTTCTGGTTACAGTTTCGGATCGATCAATGTTGGATTGATTCCTAATATTGGAAGTGGAGCATCTGCTGATCTTGACGTAGTAATTCCTCCCAATGGTGGACATGGTGCAGATGCAATTAGAGAACTTGGTGCATATCGTTTGATGTTTGCAAGCAAGTTGGAAACGACTAGTGCGTTTGTAGACTTCCCAAGTGATCTCACTTATAGAAGAGTTGGTCTTGTATTGAATCCATACGACTATAACACAACTAGTGTTTCTAGTCAGAATACAAGATCTGCAGTAAAAGCTTTGATCTTCCCACAAACAGGGACTGGATCTCCAAGTGGAACCTTCACCCCAGGTGAAGTAATCACTCAGGCAACCACTGGAGCAAAGGGATTTGTAGTTTCCTACAATTCAGTAACAAAAGTTCTCAAGTATTACCAAGATGATACTGATGGTGTCGTTAACGGTAACATTGTAGAGTTTTCTGGAGCAAACGAAGTTACATCTTCGATTAATGCTATTACAGCAACTCCAGATGCAAACTTTGGAACATCTTCCGTTCCACTTTCTCAGATCACCATTGGTGTTTCTGTGTATGAGTTGGGTCTCTCTTTTGTCAATGGATATGCTACTGAAGAAATTGAAATTAACTCTGGAGAAATCCTCTACATAGATAATAGGAATCCGATTACAAGATCGGCGGACCAAAACGAAGAGCTCAAAGTAGTAATAGAATTCTAAATGGCACAGAACACCAACCTGAACATCGCCCCTTATTTTGACGACTTTGACTCTGATAAGGGGTTTCTTAAAGTTCTCTTCAAGCCTGGATACCCAGTTCAGGCGAGGGAACTCACTACGCTCCAAAGTCTTCTCCAAAATCAAATTGATTCCTTTGGACAAGGCGTTTACAAAGAGGGATCTGTAGTAGTTCCTGGTGGAATTACTCTGAGTAAAGAAGTTCCCGTATTGGTTGTTCAAAATACATACCTCAACTTGGATGTTGAGTTGTATAGGGAAGCATTAAGTGGAAAAGTAATCAAAGGTAGCACTTCTGGTGTTCGTGCTCGTGTTAACTTCTCTATTAGTGCCGCTACTTCCACAATTGGAAATATTTCGTTCTATCTGACATATTTGCAAAAAGCAGATGATAATGAGACCTCCACATTCACTGACGGAGAAATTATCACTTGCGAATCTGATATCACATATGCATCGACAACTATTTCTGCTGGAACCCCTATTGCTCAGCTCCTAAACGCAAATTCAAACTCTAAGGGTTCTACTGCAAACATTAGTGCAGGTGTATACTTTGTAAGAGGATATTTTGTCCCTGTTCTGCAACAAACAATTCTCCTTGACCAATATGGAGTAAATCCAAGCTATAAGGTTGGTCTTAAAGTAGAAGAAAGAATTATCACTGCTGATGAAGACGAAACTCTTTATGACAACGCTATTGGCAGCACAAACTTCTCTGCTCCTGGTGCAGATAGATTTAAAATCAATCTTACTCTTATAAAGAAAGAATTAAGCGATCCAAACTCTGCTGACTTTATTGAACTTGTTAGAACCAATGAAGGTAAGGTTCAAAAGAAAGTTGAGAGAAGTGAGTTAGGATTTATCAGCGAAGTCCTCGCAACTAGAACTAAGGAAGAATCTGGAGATTATTACGTCAAGAAGTTCAGTATTGATGCTAGGGAAAATCTTAGTGATGGATTTAATGATGGCGTCTACGATTCGAGCGCAACTACACAAGATGGTAATACACCATCGGAAGCAAACATTGCAGTTCAGACATCCGCAGGAACAGCATACGTTTCTGGTTTTAGAGTAGAGCGTTTATCTACCTCATATAAGGATGTAGAAAAACCAAGAGAATTTGTCGGTGTTGATAACCAATCTATCACTTCAGATTTTGGTAACTATGTTCTGATGACAAATACTCATCAGGCACCTTCGATTTATTCCACTATTGACCTTAGAGATGAGACCACTGCAACTCCAGGAACTGCAAATGGAACTATTATTGGTAAAGCAAGGGTTCTGAACTTTGATTATGAATCTGGTACAAAGAACTCTGCAACTACGGTCTATAGACTGAATATTGCAGATACTCAAATTTATACCAAGATTACAACCACAACTTCCAAGACTTGGAACTCTGGCGACTATCTTGTTGGTGCATCTTCTGGGGCAATTGGATATGTTGCTACTGGTTCTGGTACTACTGGTTACTTGTATGGTACAACTGGAACCTTTGTTGCTGGAGAAACTCTCAACCAAAATGGTGTAACTTCTTTTGCAACAGTTGCATCAAATGGTGTTTATCAGTATAGTTTTGGTGACGTAAAGTCGATTGCAAATAGCAGTGGATTCACATCTGATCTTCTTCTTGATGTTAGAGTATCTCTTCCTGGTTCTGGTCCCATCATTTCTGGACATTCTGCAGGAAATGCTACCGTAACTGCAACTCTCTCTAACTATGTTTCTCAGTTGAGAGTAAATGATATTGTTGAGTTCTCGAACAACAACGCAAGTCATAGAGCAAAAGTTACGGCTATTACTAGCAACTATGTCTTTACTATTACACGTTTAGGATCAACAACCCTTGCTAATGGTGCGATCACTGGAAATATTACTAGAACTCGTCCAGAGATCAAAGAAACAACCAAGAGAAGACTTATCACATCTCTCGGTTACGAAGCAATCAAGAATACAAATAAGAACAACACTATCAATCCCGCTGGATACTTCAGACAAAGTTATACTGGACAGAGCGTTTCTGGTGGAACTTTCTCCATCAACGCAGGAACTGGATTGCAATTTAGAGATCCTGGTGATGGTGATGACTTTAAAGTTATTGTTACTGCAGGAACAGGTGATGGAGACATCCTTGAAGAGGGAACTAATTTCACTGTAAGTGGAACTGGAACTCAGTCTTCGGTTACGGTTTCTGGACTTAATACTGGCGTTACAACCGTAGATGTTATCGCTACCGTTTACAAGAGCGATAGATCTGCTAAAGCTAAGACAACCGAGAGGATGAAGATCCTCAAGATTGACAAAACTACAGGAAGTTCTTCTAATGGTCTGACGCAAAGTACAGCAGACTATGGATATCGTGTAGAAGACGCTGCAATCTCTCTTGGTTGCGGAGATGTATTCAAGATTAAGGCAATCATTGAATCTACCGATTCTAGCGATCCTGTTCTTCCTAGGTTCCAATATACTAATTTAGTTGGAACTATCTCTATCGATGATGTTATTATCGGAGATACCTCTGGATCTAGAGCAAGAGTAGTCTCTACTGATAGTAACTTTGTATATTTTATCCCAATTGAGGGGGATGTATTCAGTGACGGGGAAAATATTACTGCACCAGCAGCAACATTTAAGATTGTTACTGGATCTATTATCTCTGGTGGCAAAGATATCACCGACAATTACGATCTCGATGATGGACAGAGAGATCAATTCTACGATTATTCTAGAATTGTAAGAAAGTCTGGTTACTCTGCTCCAACTCATAAAATTTTAATTATCTTTGATAGATTTTTAACCACCTCTGGAACTGGTTTCTATTCTGTAGATTCTTATCCATCAGAAGACTATAAGATCATCCCACAGTATTCAGGAACTCAGTTAAGAGATGTTCTTGACTTTAGACCCATGGTCGTAGAAAGACTGTCTGGATCTGGAACTAGAACTTCTCCATACACTCTGAGTGTTACAAATATGTTTGACTTTGGAAGTCGAGCATTTACAGGTAACCAAGTTGGTCTCCCTGGTCAGAGTGGAACTACAATCTTAAGTCTCGAATATTACCTCGGTAGAGTTGATAAGGTATACATCAACAAAGATAATAAGATCTTGGTTGTAAAAGGTGCATCTGCTGCAAACCCAACAGAACCAGAGGGTGTTGAAGATGCAATGCTCCTCGCAACATTGACATACAAACCATATGTCTTCAATGTTGATGATGACATCACAATCAAAGAGACCAACTATAAGAGATATACCTTCAGAGATATCCAAACTCTTGAGGATAGAATTAAAACCCTTGAGTATTACACTCAACTGTCTTTACTTGAGAGTGAAACTGCTAGTATGCAGATCACAGATACCAGTGGTCTGAACAGATTTAAGAATGGATTTATTGTAGACAACTTCGCAAGTCTTTCTACTAGTGATACTCTACATCCAGATTACAGAGTTTCTGTTGATTTTGAAGAGGGTCAACTGAGACCATCTCACTATACAACTCAAGTTCCTTTGACCTATGGCACATCTTCCCAGAATGTAAAGGTCAACGGAGATATCGTAACTCTTCCATATACTGATGCACTTCTACTTGATCAACCATATGCATCTGGTGTAGAAAATGTCAACCCATTCAATGTATTCACATATGTTGGTGACATCAAACTCTACCCAGAATCTGATAATTGGGTTGATACTAAGTCCCTAAGTCCTCTGAAAGGTCCAACTGTTGAGGGCAACTTCCTGACAACAGTTAGAGAATACAACGCAGACCAAAATGGATTTGCACCTATTCAATGGAATGCTTGGAAGACTACTTGGACTGGAACCAGCACCAGCACCAGTGTTGGTGGATGGAGAGGATCTGGTGGAGGTGGAAAAGGTGGTGGTCGTAGAGAAAGCAGAACTATCACAACCACAACTACTACAACAACGAAGCAAACTAGAACTGGTATTCGTTATAGAGTTACTCCTGTTATTGAGCAGCAATCTCTTGGAAATAGAGTTGTTTCTGTTGAGAATATTCAATTCATGCGCTCAAGAAACATTGAGTTTGCAGTACAAAAAGTGAAGCCAAGAACCAAGTTCTTCGGTTTCTTTGATGGTATTGCTTTACCAAAAGCACTCATTACTCCAAAAGTTATGGGATTGGTCAAGAATCCATCTACGGATAGTAAGACCAATAGTATCCCATTCCAGATTGGTGAAACTGTATATGTTAAGAATGCTCAGGGCAAGTTCAGATTTAAAGCAAAAGTTTCTGCACCAAATGCAGGTTTCTCGATCAACCCAATCACTGGAGATGACATCAGCACTGTAAACGATTACACTGCAAACCTTGCCTTCATCAACGTAGATACTCATTCTCTTGCAGACCAAGCAAAAGGAAGTTACTACGGATCTCCAAAAATCAATGACTATCTTGTTGGAGAGACTTCTGGTGCAATTGCAAAAGTAAGCAATAAAGATTTGGTCAGCGATCAGAAGGGCAATCTTACTGGATCATTCTTCATCCCAACTCCAACAGGAGACAATAAGAAATTTAAGACTGGTTCTAGACTGTTTAGACTGACTGATGATGCTTCCGATAGTAAGGTGATTGGAGTTTCAGATTCCAATGCCGAAGCAGAGTTCACTGCAGCTGGTATCCTTCAAACAACTCAAGAGACTATTATTTCTGTCCGAAATGCTAAGATTACATCTGAGGATCTGGTTCAGAACAGAACACTGACTAGCAGCTCCAGTTCCAGTAGAGAAGAGACAAGATTTGTCGATCCTCTTGCACAAACCTTCTTGGTCGAAGATTCTTCCTTAGAGGGTGGTGTATTCTTAACCAAGATTGACATCTTCTTCTATCAGAAGGATGATGAAATTCCAGTTGCTATGGATATTAGAACTGTGGAGAATGGAACTCCAACACAAAGAGTTCTGCCAATGTCTAAGGTTATTAAGCAACCTGAAGATGTATTTACTTCCGAGGATGCTTCTAAACCAACAACCTTCACATTTGAAGCACCACTCTTCCTCCCATTCAGACAAGAACATGCTATTGTTCTGACATCCGATTCTGATCAGTATAAGGTATTCATTTCTATCCTTGGAAATGATGCTATTGATGCTGCTCACGTTGGAGAGAAGATCTCTGAGCAACCATATATTGGTGTTCTGTTCAAATCCCAGAACGCTTCTACTTGGACACCTTCTCAGTTTGAAGATCTTATGTTTAAGATCTACAGAGCAGAATTTACAATCCCAACAACATCTGCTCCTTCCAGATTGGTTCTTGAGAATGCACAACTTGGTGAAGGTAATGGTGGATACATCAACCTCGCTCCAAATGCGATGCAATTCACCTCTGGAAGCGACGAGATCAGGGTTTTCCACAGCAACCATGGTATGCAGTCCGCATTGAATTACCTTGAGGTTAGCGGCGTTATTTCTGAGGTACAGGATACTGCAATCAACATGGGATCTGGATTGACTTCTACTGGAAGTCAGATCACAGTTGACGATGCATCCAACTTCCATACAACCATTGGTGGATCTGCAGTAAGTAGTTCTAACCCAGGATTCTTAAGAGTTCTTGGTACAGCAGAAGATGGAAGTGGAGATGAATTGATTGCATATGAAGCAATTAACGGCAACGTAATTGATATTCTCGGTCACGGTGCATCTACTGTAACTGGTAGAAATTATGTTGATGGTGGTGGATCTGCAACTGGTAAAGTTCATGCAGACAATGCTGTAGTCCAATGCTACAACGTCGCAGGTATTCCACTGACACTGATCAACACCACTCACAGTTCTACAACTGGTGGAATTATTACCCGCAACAGCCCACATAGTTACAACCTGAAGATCAATAATTTTGATGCAGGTAAGACCATCAATGCTGGTGGTGGTGCTATCACTATCTCTCAGAACGTTCCTTGGGATGTCCTCACCCCACAGATTCAATCTCAAGTACAACCAGATACTGAGATTGTCGCTAGAGTTCTTGGAACCAGTGGAACATCTTGCGGACCATTCCCACAAGGAGTTACTGCAGAAACTTCATTTGTCAAGGATACCACTTACAGTGATATCACATTGGGAGAAGAGAATTACTTCCCAGCAACTAAATTGATTGCTTCTCAGATCAATGAAGTCAACAGAATGAATAGCGTCAAGTCCTTTACAATGGAACTTGATTTCAATTCAGAGAAAACACACCTTTCTCCAGTTGTTGATTTGGAGAAAGCAGCAATCATTACTACCGCTAATGTTTACAACAATGCAACTCCATCTGAGCAAATTGGCGGAGAGTGCGTTGCCAACTACATTACCAAGGTCGCTAGACTTGACAAGAGTGCAAGTGGTCTCAAGGTAATGCTTGCTGCTAACACATGGACAAGTTCTACCATCAAGGTAATGTACAAACTCGTTCCTGTTGGTTATGCTGGAAGTCTCGATGATCTTGACTTTGCATTCTTCAACACTGACGGCAAACCAGATAGTGGCGTAATCAAACCACAAAATGACCTGTTCACCTTCACGGATTATGAGTATTCGATTGAAGATGCAGAAGAGTTTGATGCATTCCAAATCAAGATCTCTCTCGTCGGTTATATTCAACCATATATACCAAGAGTTAAGGACTTTAGAGGTATCGCACTGGCATAATGAAGAATGAAGATATTGAACTGATTCCTGTCGAGGGTCATAACGCCCTCGGCAGAGATCCAAATTCTAATGCAATTGTAAATACAGATTCCACTGGTTATGATGCATACATCAGAGCTAGGGACAAAGCAAAGGAAAAAGATCAAGAACTGACTGAATTAAAAGCAGAATTGGATGAGATAAAATCTCTGTTAAAGTCTTTAGTTCAGGAACGAGATAAATAGAGTTGAGCTAAATAATATAAGGAATTCTTTAGAGAATGGCTTCTGCTGTATCCAACCTATTGATCTACCAAGGCGCAGATTTCAATATCGATTTCACTGTTGAAAACGATAATGGAACTCCGTTTAATCTGAGTGATTATACTGTGGCTTGCAAAATTAAGAAGCACTACACAAGTTCTTCTTTTACCACAGTAACTGCAGCAGTCTTATCACCTGCAACTGCAGGAGCAATTCAACTATCTCTGGGGAATGCTGTTACTGCCAATATGAAGGCAGGCAGATATGTTTATGACGTTGTTATTACTTCTACATCTGGTATTAAATCTAGAGTGTTAGAGGGAACTGTAAGCGTTCTGGAGGGAGTAACAATCTAATGGCAAGACTTAGATTTGGAGATCAATCAGTCCCAAGAGTAACGAGAGTTGCCACTGGAGGTGGCGGCGGATCGATTGGTGGATTGACTGACATCGACCTTACAGATGTATCGCAAGGTGGACTTGCTGACGGTTCAGTTCTTGTCTACGATAATGCGAACAGCAAATTTGTACCAACAAACGTTTTAAATAACATCACTATCAACGGGGGTAGCTTCTGATGGCGTCATCCATCCTTATTAAAAGAAGTACGGGCACAGTAGCGCCAGGTACTATTACATACGGCGAATTAGCCGCAACTCAAAGTGGCACTGGTACTCAGGCAAACCAGGGTGACCGTCTATTCCTCGGTGACAACAATGGTGCTGCCCAGGTAGTTGGTGGTAGATACTTTACGGACATGATGGATCATGTCCATGGTACTCTCACCGCAGATTCCGTTGCCATCCTGGACAGCAATTCAAAGATCGATCTTTGGAAAGTTGATGACATTCAACTTGATGCAAATGTCATCACTACTAGCACCACTGATGCAGATTTAATCCTGCGTGCTAATGGTGTAGGTAAACTCGTTATCGAAGATGGACAAGAACTTGAGTTTGGTACATCTGGAGATGTTGAGTTTGTCTTTACCGATGCAGACAGCGCATTAGACATCAAGCGTGCAGCAGGAACCCCCGACCTGCGTGTCGCTGACGACATGCGTATCTACTTTGGTAGCAACAAAGATGGTGGTATTCGTTACGACGAAACAACTCTCGATAAAGTAAGAGTTGATGGTGCAGACTGGGAGTTTGACAATGGAGTGGCAGTCAAGTTATCTGACACTACAGCTTCCACCAACTCCACCACAGGTGCTTTCACCGTTGTTGGTGGTGTCGGTGTTGCAGGTCAAGTTTCCGCAGGATCACTCCTTGTCGAAGGTGATACTACCATTGGTGATGCAGTTGGAGATTCTCTGACCGTTGAATCTACAACAACCTTCAATGGTCCTGTTACCTTTAATGGTCAGCAGACAATCAACGCCACTATCAACCAGACGGGTCAATTCAATCTTGACCAACTGAGAATGGATGGTAATGTTCTCTCTACCACTTCTGGTACTGAGATGATCATTGACCCCTTCCCTGCTGGTGGAGATGCTGCTGGTCTGGTTATCATCAAAGGTGACCTCCAAATTGATGGTACAACCACAACTGTTAACTCGGCAAACATGTCGGTTAACGATCCAACAATCGAACTTGGCGATCCTTCTGCAGTAAGAACTGTCAACGCAGCAGCTACCACTGGAGCAACGACTTTAACTCTTGATACTGTCAGCAACATCTCTGCTGGTGATGCGATTAGTGGAACTGGTATTGCTGGTGGTACAACCATTACTGGTTTCCCAAGTGGAACTGATGTTACTCTGAGTGCAGCAATTACCGCTGACATTGATGCTGGAGATTCCGTCACAATCACCAGAACTGGCACAGATGCACTTGATCGTGGTGTAAAAGTTCACTATGATGGTCAGTTTGCATTCTTTGGATTTGATCGCACTGGCGGCGCAGATGGCAATGGTGCTTGGACCTTCATTGAAGATGCATCTGATACTAACGGTGTATTTGGGGTAAATGGTGCTCGCGGCACTGTTGTTCTGGGAGATCTGGAACTCGATAATGACCTTGCGGTAGAATTTGGCGGTACTGGTGGTTCTAGTTGGACTTCAAACGGCATTCTTTATGGTAATGCTGCTGGAGCACTTCAAGTAACAGCTGCAGCAAATATTGGATCCCCTGGTACAGGATCTGATGTTAACACATCTTACCAGATCCTTACAGTCACCGCTGCTGGTGTTCCTGTGTGGACAAACACAATTGATGGTGGAACTTTTTAAATTTTAACTTATGAACGTACAAATTGTTATTGCAACATTACAGAAAAAAATTTCTGATTTGACACTGACAAATGTTATGCTGGAGGCTAAAATTTCCGATTTACAAAGTCAGTTAAATAGTATCAAAGAAACCCAAACTACTGAGAATGCTATAAATGGCAGCGGAACCTACGAGAATCAAACTCAAAAGATCGACGACGGCGGCAGTAGTACCGACGACTTCTAACCTCGTAGACGGGGAAGTTGCGGTAAATATAGCCGATCGAAAGATCTATGTAAACAATTCAGGCACAATTGTAGAGGTTGCTAACCAAAAACCCAATACGGGTGAGGTTACAACTTCTATGCTTGCGACTGATATTACAAACGGTCCAGGCAACACTTACTATGTTGCTACTAGTGGGTCAAACTCAAACACTCTCGGTAGTGGTGGAGATAATGGTAAACATCCAGACACTCCATTCTTAACGGTTGCTAAGGCACTCAGCGTTGCTACTGCTGGTGATACAGTTAATATTGCTGCTGGTACATATCAAGAGACATTCCCATTAACGGTTCCTGATGGCGTTACTCTTCGTGGTGCAAACTTAAGATCTACTCAGATCACTCCAACCCCAGCAACTAACGATCTTAACGCATTCATCCTTCAAGGGGATTGCCATGTCTCCGATTTGACAGTCAAAGATTTCTTCTACAACTCTGGCAACGACACAGGTTACGGTTTCGTCTGTGCTTCCAGTCTCGATTCTGATAGAAGTCCTTATATTGAAAGAGTTAGTGTCCTTACTAAAGGTAGTGTAACTTCTGCATCTGACCCATATGGTTTCGCTCAGGGTGATGCAGGTAGAGGTGCAAAACTCGATGGTGCGGTATTCTCCTCAAATTCTATTGAGACTGCTGTACTTTTCAACGAAGTAACTTTCATCGTTCCAAACTCGGTAGGTCTGCTGCTTACCAACGGTGTTCGTGTTGAGTGGTTAAACTCCTTCGTATACTTCGCTGCAGAAGGCATCAAGGGCGAGCAGGGTGCTACTGGACGTGCTGGAGCAGGTCAAACACGTCTCAAGCTTGCGGGCGTATCTGGAACCTTCTCTGGGGGAGAAGTAATCTATCAGTTAGAAGATAGCTTCCAATCTGGTACATATTCTAGAACTGGAACCACTGTAACTGTTACCAAGACTGCTCACGGTCTCGTCGATGGTGAAGTAATCAATGCGGACTTTATCAGCGGTACTGCAACTGACGGATACTACACAGTTGCCAATTCTGCAGCAAACACTTTTGATGTAACTGATACTGCCTCTGGTACTACAAGTGGTAACATTACATTTAAAAAAGCAGATGCATATGGAACCATCACTACTAATGATGGAACATATCTCCTCATCAACGGCAAAGGCGTCGGTGAGTTTACAGTTGGCGTTCCTACTGGCAAGACTGGAGTTATCGCTGGTGACGCACAGTTAGATACTGCACAACAAAAATTCGGTACAGCATCTCTGCTCTTAGATGGAGTTACTGACCACCTGAGTTACCCAACTAGCGAAGACTTTGGTTTCGGTACAACCAACTTCGCATTTGAGTGTTTTATTCGCCCAACTGCGACAACGGGCACACAGTATTTCTTAGACTTCAGAGACGGATCTGATACAGATACCGCTCCAACAATGTACCTTGATGGTACAACCCTTCACTTTGCTGTAGGTAACACTTCTCAAATTAGTGGTGGCACCCTTTCTGCTGGTACATGGTATCACGTTGCTGCTGCTCGTTTTGGTGGAACAACCAGATTGTTCTTAGATGGAACACAACTTGGCACCTACACTGATTCTAATGACTATGGTGCAACCAAACCACTCGGAATTGGTGGCGAATACAGTGGCACCAATGAGTTTGGTGGTCACATTGATGAAATTCGTGTATCTAAAGCAACTGCACGATACACTGGTGCTTTTACTGCACCAACCGCAGCATTTACAACTGACCTCAATACAGTCCTCCTTTTACACTTTGATGGCACCGATGGTTCTACAACTATTACCGATAGTGGTAAAGGCGTAAGAGACATTCGTTCTAGTGGTGGAGATTCTGCAACATCTCTGCTGACCGCTGACTACGCTCAGTTTGGTGCTGAGTTGCGTTCTATTTCTTCTGCAAACATCTATGGCACCAAGGGTGCTATTGCTGATGGTGCAGGTGTCAAACTGCTTCTGACTGCACACAACTTTGCATATATCGGTTCTGGTGCAGACTTCACAAACGACCCAGATCTCGCTATTCCTGCAAATGAAGTCACTGAGACCAATGGTGGTCGTATCTTCTACTCTGCAACAAACGAGAAAGGTGACTTCCGAATTGGTGATGCATTTGTAGTTGACCAGCAAACTGGTAACGTTCAGTTCCAGTCCACCAGCACTGCTCAGGAAGCAGCGAACATCACTCTGAGTGATCCGACTGGTACTACTAGAATCTTCCCAGCATTCGTAGAGACTGGAAACCTTAGACTTTCTGGTAATACACTAAGTTCTACTTCTGGCAATGTAATTATTGATCCATCCGCAAACGAAGATATCCTCCTCAATGCTGAGGTGTTTGCGGTAGAAGATATTCACTTAGACAACACCAAAACAGTATCTATTGGTAGATATGATGTTGGAAGTTTCTCTGTTTCCGTATATGAAGAAGACCACACTGTAGTATCTGGATATGGTTTAACCCAATTCAAGAACTTCAGACAGAGCAATTTCAAATTAAATGATGTAACTATCACCAATGAAGGATCCGATTATCCGCCAGGATCTTACACATTTACAAATGTAGTTACTCCACCTGATGATCCAACTACTGCTACTGCAACACTTAGCACAACTGGTTCAGTTAAGAGTATTGCTCTAACAAATCAAGGAAGTGGTTATACAACAGAACCTACAGTTACATTTACTCCAGATGTAGATTCTCCAACAGCTTCAGTATCTCTTACAACCAAAGGTGAAGTTGTATCTGTAAATATTGACAATGGTGGTAGTGGATATGGTAGCACTCCCAATGCGACATTCTCGGCACCTCCGTCAATTTCAGTAGATGCTGATGATTCAACCTCTGTAGATTTTGGTGCGAATACCTTTACGATTTCTGATCATAATTTGGTAGATGATGTAAGACTTATCTATGATAATGGTGGTAATTCCAATATTGGTGGATTGACTAATGGAAATACTTATTATGTAATCAGGGTAGATTCCGATACATTTAAGCTTTCAGCATCTCAAGGTGGATCGGAGATTAATATTACTACTACAACAGGAACTCATAGTTTCTCTGGTGTTACTGCAACTGGAACGGTAACGTTGACGGGTGGTGTTGTTACTGGGGTTAATATTACCGATGGGGGATCTCTTTACAGTACGGCTCCTGGAATTACTTTAGATGTAACTCCAACTGGGTCAGAAGCACTGCTAAATTCTGTACTTGGGTTCTCTGTAGAGAGTGTAACTATTTCTTCTGGTGGAACATATACTGCAGCACCAAGCGTAGCATTCTCTGCCCCAGGTGGATCTGGAACAAGTGCAACTGGTACATCTGCTCTTGGATTCCCAATTGCCTCTATTACATTAACAAATACTGGATCTGGATACAAAAATACTCCACGAGTATCCATCTCTGGTGGAACTCCAACTCAAGATGCTACTATTGATTTTGTATTAGATAAAACAACTGGAAGACCAAGTTCGGTCACTCTCAGTGACGCTGGTATAAACTATTCCTCAGCACCCACAATTACGTTTGTTGGGGGATCTGCATCAGATGGCACTGTCACTGCAACAGTTCAATCAATTGATGCAAACATTCAAAGTTCTGGATCTGGTTATGTTGCAGGTGTATACCAAGGTGTCGCATTAACTTCAACAACGGGTACTGGATCTGGTGCAACTGCAACTTTGACAGTTCCTGGATTGTCTGGAAGTATCACTGCGGCAGGATCTGGTTACGAAGATAACACATATACTTCTGTATCAGTTATTAATGAGGCATCAACTACCTACACCGTTGCTGTTGTATCTAGACAATCAGTATCTGTAGGAACAATCTCTGGAGGATCTTTCAGCGTTGGTGGTAGTGTATCATTTAGTGGTGGTGCTACAGGAACAATTACATCCATTGATAAGAATGGTACAAACTTAAGATTTTCTAGTTTGTCTGCTGCTGTCAGTGGAGGAGAAACGGTAACCCAAGGTGGAGTTACTGCAACTACAGAAAATAGTCCAGCGACAATTGACGTATTTACTATCAATGGAACAGAAGGCGCTGCTATCAGTCTGCAAAATTATGATACTTACAAATTTGATCAATCTAATTCCACAAATGGAGGACATCCTCTAAGATTTTCTGGATTTAATCAAGACGAATCCGTATCAATAAGAGTAGGAACTCCAGGTCAGTCTGGAGCATACACTCTCCTAGTCATCACTTCCGCCCAAGCAGTAGTTTCTGATACTTTGTATTATGAATGTGAGACCCACGGTGAAGGTATGGGTCACTACGTACAAGTTACTAATGGTGCTGGATCTCCAGGAGTTTATGGTATTAATGCAACTGCAGATGTAACAGTTTCTGGTGGTCAAGTAACAGAATTTTCTCTTGTAAATCAAGGAACATATTATAAGATTAATGATGTAATTTCCGCCATTATTGGAACAACTGGAAGTGGATTTGAATATACAATCAGTGCCAATGTTACTGGAGTTACATCGGTAACTGACTATTCCACATCTGCTGGTACTGGATATACGATTGGAGATTCCTTGAGTGCGGATCCAACATTTGATGGAGCAGGAAATGGCGGTGGTTTTGCTCTATCTGTAACTAAAGTTGGTTTTGTAACTGACGTAATCGTTAATAATGGCGGATTTAACTTCAGACCTGGAGAACTTGTTAGTGGAGAGGTTGTTGGATTTGAAACAACAGGAACAGAATCCGTATTCAATGTAAACACTGTAGTTGAAGAAGAAGTTGGCGAAATTAACTTCAAAGGCGAATTCGCATATCCAAATTTCACATTAGACGAACTTGGTAATTTTAATCTTGGTAGTGGAATATTCCAGCTAAACACTCCAACATCCACACTCACTTTCACTGGTACATCGACGTTTACTGGAAATTCCACGATAACTGGAACTTTAGCAGTTAATACTTCGATTAGTACCCCAACACTAACCACAACATTCTCAACGTCTCTTGCTGACGCTACGATTGCCCTTGACGAGGGTAGTGCATCAGCACCATCACTAAACTTTACCAGCGATGTTGATAGTGGTTTATTCTATGATCAGGTTAGTGGTGGGCAAAAGATTGGTATTGCAATCGCGGCAGCCCAAGTAGCTAAATTTAGCGCATCCACCCAACGTCTTGTTGGAAAATTAACCGTAAGTCCAGATGTAAATGGCAGTGAACATTTCTTCACTGCTATTGATGATGGTGTAGATAAGTATTTGCAACTCGGAGAATCTAGTATCCTCACAGATTCTTCATTGAGAATGTATCCATCTAGCGGTACAGATTTTACATTAGACCTCTCTCAGAGTGGCGAAATTAATGTAGGACTGACTGTATCTGCAAAGGGATCTGGAGATTACAAATTCACTGGAGCTGGTTCTAGACAATTCTTAATTGGAGATAGTTCTGACGTTAACGCATTCATATTTGACTGCGATTCTGGAGAACTCTCTGTACCAAATGGCGTTGGAAGTGGACTTTTAAAATTAAAAGGACTTGAGCTTGCAAACTCCTCTACTGCTGCACTTAGATCTTTTGGAGAAGTTGCTTCCGTAGCACTTTCTGGAACCGCAACAGGATATACTAATAATACCTACACTGGCGTTCCTTCTACTACAAATGGAAGTGGAACTGGAGCTACATTTGATGTTGTGGTTTCTGGTGGAGATATTATCACATGTACCCCAACAACAAATGGGAGGGGATATGGGTATGAAATTGGAGATACAATCACATTAGATACTGCAACTATTGGATCTGGATCTGGTAAAACAATTACAGTATCCACCAGAGATGGATTGGGCGTAGAGATCAAACCATCTTCAAACAGAGACGTTAGAATCAAAACAACTTCTTCCCTTGTAATTCCAGCAGGTACTACAAACGATCGTCCAGCGGCTGAAGATAGACTTGCGGGTGCTATTCGTTTCAATACCCAACAACAGCAGTTTGAGGGATACAACGGTAGTGATTTTGTTTCTCTTGGTGGTGTTCGTGACGTTGACCAAGATACTTATATTCTCACAGAATCCGCTCCTGGTGTAGATGAAGATACTTTTGAGTTCTATGCCGCTGGTGTCAACTTCTTAAGTTTAAATAACACAACTCAAACTTATGGAATTTCTTTAGTAACTGTAGTTCATGCTGGAGATTTTGAGTATAGAACACCAGGAACATTAACATTAAATGGAACATCTACAAGCGCCAATGCACTCAATCTTAATGTTTCTGGAAGCACAATCGCTTCGATTAGACCCAATAAAGATTTTGAATTAACTAATGGTTTGAGATTGCGTGCAGTACCAGCACAAGGTTCTGCAACCTTACTTGACAATGCAACACTTACCCAAACTCTTGGTGCATACACACCAGGGCAGACATTTAATGGGTTGGCAACATCGGCTCAAATCGAAGGTACTGGATTGACAGTAAATGTCAGTACAAATTCTAACGGCGATGTTGTAGCTATTGTCATTAGTTCTGGAGGAAGTAGATATGAAGTTGGTGAAGTAATTACTATTTCTGGAACTGATCTAGGTGGAACTGCAAGTGATACCGTAACAATTGAAGTTTCTGCAATTTCTGCAACAACTACTGAGTTTGCTCGTTTGGATATTCTATATCCAGAATATAGACTACAACTTCAATCTAAACCATTTATCAACTATGATGGTTTTGGTTCTCAAGCGGAATGGCAAATCAATCGTGGATGGAATGGCGGAACAGAATCCTATCTGACCGTATTTGATAGCACTGCTACATTCATGGAACTGGATGACTGCAGACTGGAAGGTGGTCAAATTTCTTCCTTCGGGGCATCTTCTACTATCGTTCAGTTTGATAAAACATCTTTTAAGGGTGCAAAAACTCTGGTCACGATTGAGAGTGACGATGGTAAGGTTCATATGCTTGAAGTTACCTCGGTTTGTGCAGCATCTGGTACAACGGCGTATGCAACTATCACAAACTCTGTAACCTCTGCCAATGATTTGGTGGACGCAGATGTCGTGGTTGTTGGTAACAACGTTCAAGTCAATCTGACAAAATCTGCTGCTGCAACTTCGTCCACTTCCTTCACTGGTAGGTTCACAACTACAAAGGTCAAGGTATAAATAACCTAAGGTAACATAAAGACATGGCAACCAACAACTTCTCGTCAATTGGTGGCTTTGCGGTGGGTGCAACTGAGGTATTAAATACCGATAACGCGCTAAAAAACATCTCCGCAATGCATATGGTTAGCGATCAGTTTACTGACGCTAATAAGGATATCTATATCATGAAGAGAATTACTGATCCTAGTACCAATACATCTCAGTTGACGTTTGATGGTGGAACTGCCCAAACGTCAACAGTTGCTCCTTTGGCAAATAATACGGTTGCCTTTGTAACAGCAAGAGTTTTTGGACAAGAAACTTCCAATAACACTTACGTTTATGCAAGTCATCATGATTTGGTTGTTGTTACGGATGGCACTGGTCTTCCATCTGTAGCATCAACTTTTCAGAATGTAGTCACCGAAAATCTTCCTGGACAAGAAACTTGGAGTGTAACTCCAGACCCATTCCAGATTGGTGGAGCACCTTTCTTCACCTTTGAAGTTGAATCTGTATCATCATCCTCCACTGTAAAGTGGATCGGTATCTTAGAAATCACTGTCGTATCTTAAGGCATCGGAGCACACATAAATGAGTCTCAAAATTAATTCTGAACAGCAAAGAATTGAAGGTTCTGGTGTAGTTCCTACTGGTAGTTGGAGAAACGCTACCTACTTTAGACAAGGCACTACTATTACAGTAACTTCTGTTGGACATGGGTTCATCAGAAAGGAAGATTTGCAGGTTGACGTAACCTCTGGTGGTGCTACAAGTGGCATCTATGAAGCGACAGTAGTAGACGCAGATACTTTTACTCTCACGGACAGTGCAAGTGGTACAATTACCGCAGGTAATACTCTTTCTTACAAAGTAAGAAGATCTTTAGAAATCACTACTGATGAAAAACTGGGGATTTCTATTGGCACAGGTTCTGACGTAGATTCTGCCATTGTTATAACTAAGGACCAAGTTGGTGATATTCGTATTGGTATTAACAATACGAATCCAGAATTTGAACTCGACGTTGAAGGTCAGATCAGAACTACTCGTTCGATCATCTCCGATACTGCACAAATCATCAACCTGGATATTGGCACCATTGTCAACCCAGCACTGAATCTTCGTGCTCCCAATCTTCTTAACTATACCGACACCGACGTAACCAGTCCAGATTTCGGTACTACATTCTTCCCAACCGCAGATACTCCTCCTCTGAGCGATCAGTCGAGACGTATTGCAACCACAGACTTCGTATATAGAGTTGCCACCAACGATACGGGTGGTCGTGTATACGTATCTTCTACTATTGGTAGCGATGCAAATGATGGTCGCTCGGCAGCAAGACCAGTTGCAACTATCAAAAAAGCAGCACAAATTGCATATGGATTGCAAGCCGCAACCCCCACAGATGGCGACGAATATGTATCTATCATCGTCTCTGGTGGTGAATACCTAGAAGATAACCCAATTACTCTTCCAAGAAACTGTTCTCTGATTGGTGATAACCTTCGTAGAGTTGTCGTTAGACCTTTAAATGGCGACCGCCATATGGTCAAAGCGTCCAACGAGACGTATATTAATGGCGTAACTTTTAGAGATGCTCTTCAGAATCCAAACGATCCTTTCAGTGCAACTCTGTTTACTTGGAAATATGCATTTGTTTTTGACGACAAACAAAGACTTTACTACGAACCCGAGCTGGGTCAAATTCCAGCACAGCCTGGAGAAAAATTCAGAGGCGAAAACGTTCAGCAACTGACCTTTAGGGACAATACTGGTACTCAAGCAAGTGATCTTCAAATTGGGTATGCAGTATTAGGCGAGACGAGTAGAGCTACTGGTGTTGTAACAGCAGTAACTTATACTGGAGATGGATCGGTAACTCCAAGTTTTGAGTTCTTAACTGGTACAGTTACTGTACGAGTAACTAGTGGTCAGGATGACTTATTCAGCGATACTGAAAATATTTTCTATGACGTAGATTCCCAAAGCATTGTAGAGTCTGGTGCAGGTGCTTCAAATAGCGCAGTTTTAACAGACGTAGAATCTTTACGTCCAGAACTAGAAACAATTTCCAACCAAATCTATCAGCACACTGTAGATTCTGAGATTGAGACACTCCTTCTCAACGGTGCTACTGGAGTAAATGCAACGAGTGATCTGATTACTATCAATGGTCACCGTTTATTTACTGGTGCTGCAGTTGTATATGATAATGACGGAAACACAAGCATCCCAGGTTTCATTAATGGAGCAACATATTATGCTCGTGTCATTACCGCAAATACGTTTGAACTCTACGATACCTTCACCAATTCCAATTTTGATGCTGGGTCTTCCACTAAGCAAGGAAGACTTGATATCACAAACACTGGAACTGGAACTCACTATTTAACTTTCAGTAAAGTCAGTCCTGGTGCTAATGCAATTTACATTGAAAGGCATGGTCTTACTACTGGCGAACAAGTATTCTATAGAGCATCTAAGTCAGGTGCTATCGGCAACCTTTCTGATAATGGTCAGTATGCAGTATACGCAAGAGATGTCAACTGGATTCAGTTAGCAAATACTCCAGCAGACGCAACTAATAAGAATGCATCTGGAGCGGATGCTCCTGTCCTCAGATCAATTACATCTTCTGGTAAAGGATTCCAAAGATTTGAAAGATCTACCAGACTTTTCCCAGTAATAACAGTTGATACTTCATTAAATACCGTACAGACATACAATGGTCCGATCATCACTCTTGCAGCTGGCTCATATCATGACTATGAGGTTGGGCAAGAAGTAAATCTATATGGTTTCCCAAGCACTGTAATAGACTTTGGTGGTTCTGCGGTATATTCTTACAGTCAGAGTTCGGATACTATTGAGTGTACTATCTCCAGTGTAGACACTGGTATTTTAGCAGCACTATGGGGAAATCTTACTAGCCTTGGTGAATGTGGTATTAAGTTTTCGTTTACTACTGGAGGAGCTACAAGTAAGACCTATCATATTGATACCTTCGCAACGGGCAATACATTCCCATCTCTTCCTGGCAACACTGCTCTTGGTATGGGTAGAGGATCTTATGATGCTCCTTCTGGAACAGTTAGATTCTCACTGAAGGCACCAGATAGCGCAACTAGAACTGGTACTTTTGCAGTCTTTGATAACATTGAAGATCTGAATGGTAGAAAGTATGTTACTCATAGAATTGAACGAGCTGATGGTTTCTCCCTTGCATTTGTAGTACGAGGAAATTATTCTCTATTCAATGCCAGCTATAACGCAACTGGTGACCAGTCGGTTGTTGCTTCAAATAACTATGTTCTTGCATCTCTCTCCAACTCACCATTTACCTTTGATCGTATATCTCAAACAGATCGTTTCAGAGATGGTGCTGAGGCAATCAGAGCAAACCAAGAGTTTATTGCAGAAGAAGCATACGCTTTTGTAAAATCTCACCATACATCTTCTAGCACTAGAGGAACTCAAATTCCTATTGGTGGTACTTCTTACTCTAGTATCTCTGCTAATACAAGATCTGGTTCCTACAGTATTTCTGGAACAACTCTAACTGTAACAGTTCCACTCGGTCATGCTGCATATGCACTGCAGACATACTCCTTTACTTGGAGTGGTGCTCTCGCGGATGGAAGTTATGAAGTAGCAGATACTTCCGACTATAGAACCCTTACCGTTACTCTCGCAAACAGCAACAACGATGGAGAAACTGGAACTGTTGATTTTACAACTCCACTTCCACACGTAACTCCTGGTAGCAAGCCTCAGTCTGATCGTTATGCCGATGCATCTTCTCTGATCCTTGCCAACCGCGTAATGATTGCCGAAATGGCAGTCGAAAGAATGGTTGCGGAAGAATCATTCACAATTCCAACTGGCAATCAATCCTGCAAGGATGACACCGTTGATTTCCTGAAAGCACTTTCATACAACCTCACTTTTGGTGGTAATGATCAAGTCTATGACGCTGCCAAATATTATGTTGATGGTGCTCACGTTGTTGGAGAAGAAGATGAATCTGTAATCGTCTTCAACTATGCTAGAGATCTCGCAATCGCAGCAATGCGTAACGAGACCTTCGATTCTGCATTCACAACTTACAACCTCGGTGGATACACTCAGGTCAAAGATGCTACAGTAACACAAGATGTTCAGAATCCATCGTGTCAAGATGTCGCATCTTCGATTACAACATTGACTGCTGTTGTTACTCAAGCAATCGGTAGCACGGGTTCTCCTGGTAACCTTAATGGTATTGTCAGAACCTACGCAGAAGGCGATCAGCAGTGCCTGGATGACGTTCTGAAGGTCCTTAGAGCATTCCAGCATGATCTGCGCTATACAGGCAACTCTAAGACCGCTGAGGCAGCAAATAGATATATCTCCAGTGGAGTTGTTCAATTTATTGCCAATGAGATTGACTTCTCTAGACAAGTCTTCAACAAAGCAAAAGAACTTAGTATCCTGGCAATCAGAAATGATTTAAACGTTGGGGAATTTTCTCAGATTGCTCCAGTAGCAAATGGTGCAGTAACAGTAGATCCATCTTCTCCAGAGTGTGCGAATGTTGTATCCGCTCTCACTACTAACTGGCAGATTCTGGATAATGCACTGAGTACCTCTACTGCAGTAACTTCTATTACAACTCCAGACCCAATCATCACTGAATTGGGAGCAAGTCTTTACAGCTTCCCGCTTGCTAATACTTTCCTGGATCTTCCTGTAGTTGAGGCATCTCCATATATTCAGAACTCTTCTCTAATTTCTTTCCGTGGTGGTTCTGGTTGTGAGATTGATGGTGCTAAAGTTGCAACTCCTAACGTTCCCCGTCCTGGTCTGAAGACAAACTCTCAGGGACAAACTGTTGCTCTTTATGATCCCCAAGGTAAATCGATGGTTGCTTCGGCATTCACGATTATTTCTTTCGGTGGTACTGCATACAACGTTACTAATGATGGATATACACAGTTAGTCTCTGTGTTCGCAATCTTCTGTCAAGATGGTATTGTTTGCCAGTCTGGTGGATATGCATCCGTAACCAACTCTGCATCTAACTTTGGTACATACTCTCTGAGAGCAACTGGATATCGCGCTGAACCATATCCATTTGATATTGCTACTGTTACATCTGTAGATAATGAAGAGACCCAGTTGAATAGTGGCGTCTTTACTGGTAGACAAGAGATTACTATTACAGCGCCATCTCTAACCAATGTACCAATCGAAGACTACATCATTAAATTTGATGAATTTACAAATAGTGACACTTCAATTGAAGTCATTATTTTGGAGACTGAGGTTATCAGTGGATCTCCAGGTAGTCAAATTACTGCAAAAATTACTACAAACCAGGCTTTAAATCTTACCAGACTTAGCGACAATTCAGTATTCAGTTACGCTAACGGTAATATTGCTGGGGGTGCATCTTCTCCACTGGTAGGTGCAACTGTTAAACTCCACAGACCTTCTATTGTTAACTCGTCTTCCCACACTTGGGAATACTCTGGATCTGGTAATACCTATGCTGCTCTGCCACAAAACGGTGGCGTTGGTAGAGGATCTGCCTTTGAAGCAGCAGAAGAATCTTACGGTCAGGTCTATACTTCTGGTACTAACGAATTCGGTGACTTCAAGGTTGGTGACTTCGTTACTATTTTCAACAGAACTGGTGCTATCAGCTTCGTTGGTACAGTTGCGATTTCCGAACTGACTTCGATTAAGATTACTGGTGGTAATATCACTATTACTGGATTCTCTGCGGATGATAACCTTGGTGGATCTTTTGCATCCGACGAACTTCTGCCAACTCAGGCTTCTGTTAGAGATTACATCTCTAATAACCTTGGTCCATATCTGAACCAACCATATTCTACTAACGCAGTTCCATCTGCTTTGGTTCAGTTGACTGCAACTGGTAAGATTAACATCGACCAGATTCCAGCACTTCGTCCTTTCAATATCACATCCGTTGCTTCTACCCAGGAGCGTCTTGCAATTGAGGATGCCAACGCTGGTGACATTGCGATTGAAACATCTTCGACAACATTCAACGTTGCACCTGCATCTGTCAACACAAGCACAGAAGAAATTACAATTTCTTCCCATGGATTGTCAACTGGTGATCAATTAACATACACTCAGGGAACTGCTAATATTGGTGGTCTTGCTACTGGTAACAATTACTATGTAATCTCTGTTGATGCTAGTACAATCAAGTTGGCAATATCCGAAGCAAATGCAACTGCTGGAACTGCAATTGACTTGACCTCTCAGGGAACTGGAACTCAACAATTTACTACGCAAGGTGTTGCGGTTTCGTATATTCTTGAGAATGATTTGGATAGTCAGTTCCTGGCATTCTCGCCCAATATTGGATACTCTTTCGCAATTTCTAGTCTGGTCGTTGGTAGTTCAACTACCGCTAGAGGTTCGGTCACAAGTTACAATGATGGTGCCGTATATCAGTATAATATCAGTAACGCTGGTTCTGGGTATACGTCTTCTTCAGAAGCACTGACAATTAGTGCTCCCGATGACACTATTAATGGTGTACAAGCAGCAGCAACGGCAAATCTTCTCAATGGTTCTGTTGTAAGTGTAACTATTACAAATATTGGTAAGGGTTACTATAGTGCCCCAACTGTATCCATCAGTCCACCTGCATCAGGAACTCAAGCAGTTATTGGTGGTCTGGTAGAAGCTAGACTTGAAATTGACATTGCAAACAACATCAAGTTTGATTCTGGAGACTTCATTCTTGATGGTTCTGGAACCAATGAAGGAACTGGAACATATACTCAGGGTGGTAATACAACCATCGTAATCACCGAAAATGGTCACGGGTTAAGCAACAGTGATCTTGTATATCTAGACTTTACTTCTGGTACTGCGCCAGATGGATTCTATACTATCACGGTAAACAATGTTAACGAGTTCCAAGTAACAACCGCTGCAGCATCCACAACAAGTGGCAATGTCAGCAGAAAGAGAATTATCGACCTCACCAGAGTAGTCAATACCTCTGCTTCTGACGCTGCAAACTGGACACAGTTAACATCCACAAACATTGATGCTTCTAACATCGTTGCTGGTACAATTGACCCAGAGCGTCTTGCCTCTAGAGGTGTTGCAAACTCCTTCACATTCCTGAGAGGAGATTCTTCTTATGAGTATGCTCTGCAATCTATTAGACCAGATACTGCAGATGCTATTGTTCTTACTGGATCTCTCCAAGATAATACTTACGTTGATAGCGTAACTATCAATAATGGTGGTGCTGGATATACTCCACAGTCTGGAACTCAACTTTATCAAAACCTTCCTCTGGAAGGTGGCAGTGATGGTGTAGATCCCATCACATCTGCAGATGACAGCTGTGCAAGAGGAACCTTTACGGTTACAAATGGCGTAATTACAAATGTCAGTATTACTGATGGCGGTTCAAGCTATGCTGCAGACTTTACGGTTACGGTTCCTTCTGAACTTGGAGCTCCATCTCAAGCAGCAAACCTTACTGCTGTCAAGGGTACAGTCAATCGTGCTTTTGGAAACATCAAGATTGACGTAAGAAAAGCAAACAATATTACTCAAAATGTAACCACCTGGGGTAACTATGGTTTAGTCAGATTCCGTAAGGATGATGCTAACCAGTCTCTGCAGAACCAAAATGTAGAAGCTGGATTTATTGTTGATAGTGATGGTAGTGTTCGTCTTGATCAAGGCGCTGGATCCAGTCTTACTGCAGAATTCATTGAAGGTCCTGGCATTAAGCTTTCTGCTGCCGCGCTCACTAATGCATCCCTGTTCACAACTGGATACTTGAACACATCGGTTCTTGATCCAAATGGTTCTTATGTTATCAACATTACTGGTAGTTCTACTAATACTGACACTTTAAATAATGAAGCAGCTGCTACACTCACCAACCCAGCTCCTTCTGGTGCAGCACACGGTCTTCAGGCACACCTCAGAAATAACAGTACAACTGGTCTTACTGATGGTGGAACTGATCATGGTGTCTTAACCTATAGAAGAAAAACTGGTACTGGTAGAGCAGTAACTCAACTTGGTTTTACAGACGGGAACAACCTTTGGATTCGTGGTGATAATGGTGGAACATCTAGCACATATAGCAACTGGTATGAAATTTGGTCTCAAAATAATGATGGACGTGGCGATCCCAATACAGAACCAGAGGTTGCTGGAAGAGGTGTACATGCTAGTGGAGCAACTTCTGGTCCAAACTCACTCTATTTGAATGGTCAGAGTGGTCTTTGGTATCAATCTGGTCACAATGTAGGCGACAACCGTGGTCATGGTACGATTGGTCAACAGTTCTTACCAGAAGTTCTTGGTCGTGACAGATTTGTCTTAGAAAATTTCTATGTTGCTGGATCTGGCAATAAGTTTGAACTCTATATTCCAAACTTCCATGTTACTGCAAATTCTGGCGGAAATATTACAGCAGGCACAACATACAATCTCTTTGCAGATAGTCAAGCGATCCAAAACATCGGTTCGTTTGCTGTAGACAGTGGTGCTAATGCTGTAATAGAAGCAACTGGTAATGATGGAGCAATCTACAGTGTTGTTACTGGTACTGCAACATTCACTGCTAGTCAGACTGGTGCTGACATTGTTCTCTTTGGTCCTTCCTCTGGTGCAAGATGGACTGTAACTTCGGTCACAGAACTTTCTGCAAACTCTGCTCAAGTCTTCGCAGTTTCGGATAATGCAAACGGTCCTTTCATTGAGTTTGGTAAGACTGGAGTTTCTTCCACACCAACTCTCGACTTCCGCTCTAGTGGTTCTGCTGGTGACTATGATGTTCGTCTGATTGCTTCTGGTGGTACATCCACAAACGGTCAAGGTACGCTCAGAATCAACGCAAACTCTCTGACTGTCAACGGTAACACTGTATGGCATGAAGGTAATGATGGTGCTTCTTCTACTTTGGATGCTCGCTATCTCCAAGGTGCAGAACCAGCAACTGCTGCAACTCTTAATACCATCGTCAAGAGAGATGCTTCTGCTGGTATCACTGGTGCTGTTATTACAGGTACTCAAGGTACGTTTACTAACAACGCCACTTCGTTGAGTTTGGGTGATGCTAATGGCATTACCATTGCTAAGGCTGCTACTGACGTTGCAGTAATCGCTGGTAAAGCAACTTCCAATAACGGTGGTCTGCGTTTCGGTAATGATACCAACACTTTGAATTGGAATGGTACTCACCTGTCCTACAACAATGTTTACTTCCGTGATGGTGAACTTGGAATCGGACAATCCAATCCTGGAGCACCATTACACATTACAAATGATGCTGTCGGTACAGCCGTTTTTGCCATTTTTGAAGATGGTGGGTCCAATCAAGGTCGCATTACTTTTGGATGCGATGGTGGATCTCCTTCCATTAGTTTTGACGATAAAGACAATGATTTTGGATGGGCTTTGGGTGTTGATGATTCAGATACTTCTTGGTTTGTCATCAAAGGATTTGATAGTCCTACAGCGGTAACTAATGTTAATGGACTTGGTTCTGGTGGAACTTGTAACCTGGCAATTTATGAAGATACTGGTAGATGGTTTATCAGTAAAGCAGGCACCACTGGCGCAGGTTCTAGACTTAATGTTGGTGGCAGCATTGAAACTGATACTCAGTTAATCTCTACTGTTGCAGTTGGTACTGCACCTCTACAAGTAACTTCTACTACAGTTGTTGCTAACTTGAATGCTGACCAACTTGATGGATACGAAGCAAGCAATCTTCCATATCTTGGTGGATTTGTCAACCAGTGGATTTTGGATGATGGTGGTCAAGAGAGATTCTACTTCTCTAACAACTCTCATACATACTTTAGAACTGGTAATGACTTCTTCTGGAGAAATGATTCCGACAACACAATCTCCTCTTGGGATCAAGGCGGTAGAGTTCACTTCCACGAACCAGGCAGCAACAGTATTCAGTCTACCTACAGACTTCAGGTTACTGGAGATAATGGTATCAACCTTAATGCGACTGAAGCTCTCAGCAATGGTCAAAAGGACACTGTTCTTAGAGCAACTGGAAGTAAGCAGTGGATTGATAGTTATGGAATCTTCAAGAGAAACAGCGCAAGCATTAGTGAGAGTATTACCGTAAGTGCAAATGATCGATGCATGTCCACAGGACCTGTAGAGGTAACTGGCGCTAATACGGTGGTAACTGTCCAATCTGGTGGCGTCTGGGTCGTCGTATAAATACTACACGGAAAACCTTAAAGAATTATGGGTGCTGTAAAAGCTGATATATTTACAAGGAATGGGAATCAAGGTGTGCTGGGTCTTCCTACGGGAACCACAGCACAGAGACCCAACCCAGCGAGTGAGGGGATGGCTCGCCACAATGTTAACACAGGTAAAGTTGAAGTTTACTTTGGTGGATCTTGGGTAAACCTAGATCCTTCGACTGGTGGTGCTGATGGATCTAGCGCAGGGAATGCATTTGCAAATCTCAAAGATATTGCAGGTCTCTATGAATCTGGTGTTCACAACTTATATACCACTTTGGGTGGGAATGTAACTGCTTTCCAAATGCCAATCTCTTTCGACTTTGGTGGTCCTTGGTATGTTTTAAGTTTCAACTTCTCTAACTATGCACTAACCGAGGTAAACAACACTCAAGCATCATATGGGTATAACAATAGCACAGACGGTGCCCTGAAGAACATCAATAACAAATATGTCCCTCACCATTTCTCTGGAAACATCAGAGAGAAGGCATATATTATGGCTGGGTCAGAACAAAACAGAGAAAACCAACCAGGGGCTGGGGCTACTAACACTTCTGGATCTACATCATCTTACGATACTATTAACTATTACAATCACGCTACTGCATCCAACTTCAGTTCCACACAGTTGAATGTAATGCGAGATATTGTAACTCAACTCTGTTGGGGAACGCCACACTTTACGTATAGTGCTGATAGTGATAATAATGGTACATCGAGTGGAACTCAGGACTGGTTAAATGATGATTCTTCAAGAATTGGATATGGACACTGTAACTGGATTAGAGACAAGAACAATATTGCACAAAGAACCAGTAATGGTTTTGATGTAAATGATAACAATGGATTTTCTGCATTCTGGACACACAACACATATCAAAGATATAGTATTCCTTGGAATTGGGGATTTACAAGTAACGCAGGAAATCCCACTGGTTTGAGAACAACTGAGATGATTATCCCAAGTTCAATTAAATTTTATAATGGATCTGGCGGTGGATCTGCTTTTGGAACATACTTCAGTGGTATGGTTGGAAAAATTAACAATAGACCAGTATTTCTCTGTAGATAAATGAGTAGAGTAGACGCTGACAATTTCTATACCGCAGGTGGTGCGGCAACTGGAGCAATCGGTCTCCCTGGGGGAACTACTGCTAGTAGACCGACTAGCAATCTCCCGAGAGGTGGGTTGAGATATAATTCGGAACAAGATGTTCCCGAAGTATATAATGGTGGATCATGGGGATTTTTATCAAATCCAAAAAACGGAGCAAGTTCTGCTACTGCAATTGACTATCCATCTGATGTTGCTGGTTTGTATACTGGACAGACAAATCTATGGACAACTGCAGGGGGAAACGTCGCACCATTCCAAATTAGAATGGATTTTGACCGTCCTGGTGGTCCATGGTACATGACATCATTCAATTTCGCTACTGGAATCACCAGTGGTGGTATGAATAATGACATGGCAATGGGAACAAGCAGTGCCACCAATGATGGATTCAAAGGTGCATATAATGAAAATGTAGATATTGGTTTTGGGTTACAATCTTTCCCATCTCTTTTTGGACATTCAATTACAGCAGTTCAGGGTGAAGGTATTACAGTTACAGGAGAAATAGCTACAGGAACTACTGCTGGCGTTACAGCACTTCAAGATATTAACTATTACAATCACGCAACACAATCAAATTTTACAAGCTCTCAGTTGACTGCATTGAGATCATCTGTATCCAAGTTGTCAATTGAAACTCCATTTGTAGCAATGGATTTTGACTCGGATGGTAATCAAACGACCCAGTTGGGTGATTCTTCTGGTGGTGCTTGGTATAACGGAAGAACCGATCTTGGTGGTGCTTATGTTCATGTATTTTATATTGAGGATGAAGATGGAAATCAACAAAAGTTAGTTATTGGTGCAGCGGACTCATCAAATACTGGTCAGTGTTATGTTTGGACTCATAATCAATGTAACCATTATAGAGAATATCAAGATGGTGGCATTCAAGGTGAGGGAAATAAACCCCATGGTCTTCTAAATAGCAAAATGATACTTCCATCAAAGTGGAAGGTTTATACTGGATCTGGTGGTGGTGCTGCTTTTGGAGCATACTTCAATTCTAGCATTGGTAGATTAAACAGTAGAGTTGTATTTTTATTCAAATGAGCCAAGTACAAGCAGATATTTTTAGTTCAGTTGGTGGTGATACTGGTGCTATGCAGTTGCCTGTTGGATCAACTGCAGATAGACCATCCAGTGCTCTTCCAGGATATACAAGAGTTAATACAACTGAATCTACCATTGAAACGTATAATGGAAGCACTTGGGTTGCAATTAAAAAATTAGCCCCTGGCACTACAGCAGCAACGGCATTTGATAATTTATCTGAAGTTGCAGGTCTCTACACAGGACAACAAGTTTTGTGGACAACAGCAGGTAAAGGATCTTCGATTATTCCATTTAAAGTTCTAGTTGATTTTGATCAAGCATCTGGTCCTTGGATTATTCTTGCCCCATATTTTACTGTTGCTGGAATACTATTAGGCAACAGGACAATGGCTGGTGCTGGATATAATCTGTCTGATGATGGTATATTCAAGCAGGGTGGATCTAGAAGTGAGGATATTGGTTTTGGATCCCAACCAATTTATGCTATGTTTGGATTTTGGGATCGTCAAGAATCTACCAGAGGTCAAATCGAAGCGGAAACATCTCCCGCATATTTTCCACATGAAAATACTCTGGATAATCAATCTTGGTATCCTATTTTCTATTACAACCCAGCTACACAAGATTTCTTTGCAGACGACCAAGTAGACGCTCTCCGTGATTATATTGGAACTCTCAATTCAAATACACCTTGGGTCGCAGTAGATTCTGACTCTGATAGTAACAGTAGCGGAAGTAATAATGTTACTTGGAATAGTTACACCACTACTGGATTGAGTAACGGACACACTTGTTGGATCAAAGACAAGGGAGGTAGCGTCCAAAGGATGCAAAATGCATTCTCTGGTAACAACTATACAATGGTTTATAAGTGGACCAGAACAACATTTAATCGTTATGGAACTAGTTTCTCTCAAAGTAACGGAAGTCCATCTGGATTGATAAGCAATGCTATGATACTACCATCCTTCATGAAGTTTTTTGTTGGATCTGGTGGTGGTGCAGCGTTTGGTGTTTATAAAAACACCTTTAATGTTCACGCCCAAAGAAACTGTCTATACGTTAAATAATTTTTTATGAATGAACCAATTGAATTTGGGAGCGTGCTTCCCCAAGAGTTGCACGCCGATCTTTATATGCATCTTTATAAAAAGGGTTGGAGATTAAAAAATAGATCTCACCCCAAATCTAAGAGATTTTGGACTCAATACCAAGCAGACAATCCAGACTTCAAAAAAGCATCAAAAATTATTCTGGATAAGATTAAAGAATACACAAATCGAAATATAAAGTGTGTTCGTATACATTGCAATGGACAAACATCAGGTCAAGATGGAACGGCACATACAGACTTTGCTGATGATGATGTTTGGACCTTTGTATACTTCTCAAATCCAAACTGGGATGTCAGGATGGGAGGAGGTTTCAATGTCCTGAATCCAGTATTGCAACAACATCAGTATTATCATTATGCTGCTAACTATGGGGTTTTGATAAAATCAAATTGGCCACATTGGGGAGATTGTCCCAATTTTCATACAGACGAATTGAGAACTAGTATCGCATTCTCATACACAATCTCCAAGAAGTATGATACAATTAGAAAAATAGCAAAAGAAAGTGAAGTTGGTAATGGAGAATATTAAAATTATAGATGATGCTGTTGATTATGTTCAATATTCTCAATTAGCAAATTACATCACTGGACCAGAATTTAAATGGGAATATGCTAGTAGAATTGTCAGAGAAACATCCGACTTAGTATCAGAACCACCTCCAGAAAAATACAATCAGCAGATGTGTAGGGTTTTGTATTATAACCCACATATCCAAACAGAAGACTGGAGATGCTTAGATTCTGTTTTTAGAGTAGTTAAACCACTTTTACTAATCAAAGTAAAAGTCAATCTTACTTTTGGTACAGATAATCCAGTACGCACTGGTTGGCACACTGATAGTGGACCAGGAATTATGGAACATAGCACTACTGCAATTTGGTATGTAAATTCTAATAATGGTGGGACATTATTTAAGGATGAAGAAAATGATACCGAATTTTTTGTAGAATCTGTTGCAAATCGACTAGTAATATTTCCAGCTCACATCAAACATATGGGAGTTACTTGTACGGATGAGCGGGCAAGATTTGTTGTCAACATAAACTATATGGGGGAAAACCCTCTAGCTGGACAAGACTAAATAAAGCAGTTATTATTTTTAACTATGACTACAGAAGAAATGGTGAAGGATTTCACTGAACAATTGAAAGAACAAAAAGGTGCTATTGCAGATCTTGAAGAAGCACTCAAGTCTCGTAGAGATCAAGTTCTTCGTCTTCAAGGTGCAATCGAAGCATTGAACATGACCCTGAAGCAAGCAGAATCAAATGCCGAAGTCGAGTGAAGCAAGGAAACTAGAACATCTAAGTTCTAGTATTAATCACGAACGTTTCGATGGGACAATGAAGACTTGTCCCTTCATTACTGGAGATCTATATGAGGGTAGAAAAATCCTCGGAATCTCTATGGCAAAAACTGGATATGGGTGGAACTACAGTCTTGTTGTTGAGGGAGATGACACTCACGTCAGAACAAGATTTACCTTTAGCGACAAACATGATTTAATCTTTACGAAACCATTAGCACCTGCTGCTAGTAGGTTAAATAAAGATATTGAGATGAGATTACCTAATAATGCCGTCTGAACTTAGAGCGTGGACCAACGGTCAACTTGATAAGATTGTAACTAAAACAGAAAAGTATTGGGTGGAGTATTCCGATGGCACTCGTTTGCTCGATGTGCAATCTGGAAACTCCGCTTATATTTTGGGTTACGGAAACACAGAGATACTCAGTTCTATTGATTCTGATGTCAACTTTGTGAGAGGTAACCGAGGGGAAACCTGTGAGTTGGCACAGGAAATGGTTCAGCATGTATGTGAGACTGGTAACTGGGATGTTTTATCATGGGCAATTTCTGGTTCATCTGCAGTAGAATCTGCAATCAAGATGAACGATCAGTATTGGGGAAACCCAGAAAATATCATCGTTACGTTCACTCCTAGTTTTCATGGCACGACATTTCTCTGTCGTGCAATGGGTGATGATGATAACTATGTAAAGCGAATTAAAAAAGTACCGACACCTCTCTGGAAGAAGAAGGAAGATCAAGTATCTGCAGAGAGGAAGTCGTTTAAATATCTACAACTCTTACTCAAAACATATAGGGGTAAGGTTGGATGTGTTGTCATGGAAACTCTTCCTTGGTTGAAGGGTGGTATACCATGGTCACCTTCCTGGTGGAAGATGGTGCGTCATCTTTGCGATCAAGAGAATGTACTGATGGTCGTAGATGACGTGGCATGTTGCTGGGGTAAGTCTGGCAACTGGCATGGGTGGCAGAAGTATGGAGTTCAACCAGACATAGCAGCACTCGGTAAGTCTCTGACTGCTGGATACACTCCTCTAGGATGCTCTGTTGCTAATAAGAAAGTTGGCGATGTAATTAAGAATAAAGACTGGGAGTTTGGTCACACTTGGCAACCAACCATGACTGGAATCAAAGCAATGAGTAAGGTTGTGGAGATTATTAAAAGAGATGATCTCTTTTCGTTGACACCTCACATTGAGTTTTGCCTTAAGATGGTTGCAGAGCAACTTCTCGAACGCAAATATATAACATCATATAGATGTGATGATCTCTTTTTGTCCATGGATCCACAAGAAAAGTACATGGATGCCAATGGAGATCTCAGCATGGAAGCATTCATGAATGCTGGATTGTCCTTAACGAAGACTAGAAATGGATCTATCCGCATCATTGCAAACTTTGTATCTGATGGAATTTATTTTCAACAGATGGAGAAGAGGTTAATAGAATTCTTCCAATCACAATAGTATAAATACTCCTGAAGGACTATTGTGACTGACACGAATGAAAAGGGTAGTAGTCAGGGTATCTGATAATTACGAACTAGAAAGAGCAAAAAGTGCTATCCTTGCTAAGTTCAGTTATCTTACCTTTGTACAAAAGTTTAGAAGTTTTGGCATCCTCACTTTCGACGTTGCAGAGGGAAAGGAGGATGAAGCGATTATTGGTTTGGATTCGCTTCATTATGTAACTAGAGTAACATGGGATGGGGAAAAGTTCTCATGCAATCCAGTTGAAACTGCTACCTTAACTGTAGACACGGATGGAGACGCTGAGGCAGTAGAGGAAGCACAGGGAGATGCAACAAGAAGCACAAGAAATATCACAACTGCTGGATCTGGTACAGTATATGTACAGGTACAAAACATCAGTGGTAATAACTATTTTGTTCTTGGATTAAATCCATCTGGTCCTTTTGCTAGATACTCAAACTTTACAGGATTCCTGCAGGGTGGTACGTATACCTTTGATACATCCGATAGTTCTAATACAGGACACCCATTTAGATTTTCTGAAACTCCAGACGGAACTCACACTGGCGGCGTAGAATCTACAGCGGGCGTTACCGTAAATGGTACTCCTGGTCAAGCAGGATCGTATACTAGGATTACCATTGGAAATACTGTTCCATCTATCCTGTATTACTACTGCTCTACTCATTCTGGAATGGGTAGATATCAGACATCTCCTAATAGATATGGAACCATCAACGTCCACGATATGTGGCACCTTGATAGAATTACCAAGCAAGATCGTCAATACCTCAACAGACAATTTAGCTATACTGAAGACGGTGATGGTGTAGACATCTATGTTATTGATAGTGGTGTCCGTGGTGCTAGCAGACCAACAGGAACTAACGCATCACTCCACCCAGAACTTTTTGATCCAGATAACGTTGCTGATCTGAATGGTCTTTCTGAGCAACAGAACTATAGAGTATATGAACTAAGTCACTTCAGTGGACTTGGAAGCACCAACGAAGACGACAATGGTCACGGAACATATTGTGCTATCCTCTCTGCTGGTAGAACTGCTGGTGTTTCTAGAAAGGCAAAGATCTATGCCCTCAAGGCATTTAACAGTTCCCTCTCTGGAACATACACTGACATCCTGAGTGCATATCAGGCAGTTATTGATCACAACGATCCTGCTGATGCAAACTACAAAGGTGATACTAGACCTGCAATCATCAACTCGTCATTTGGTCCAACTATCCCATCTGGAAGTTATCCATATGTTGAACTGAATGATGCTGGTAATGATACTGGTACTGATGAAGAGATGCTCGATGATATTGAGAGCACAATCGTCGGTACATATAATGTAATGATTTCTCGTTCTGCGGGCAATGGTTTCATTGATTCTTCTAGTGAGTTTGCAGGACCATTACAGACAAGAATGGTTGCAGGTGCTAGAACCGCTGGATACAGTGATGGTGATGTCAACACTGTTGACGTGAACCAAAATAAAATTACTGTCGGTGCTACCGAATACAACGACCGTTGGGCAGACTTCTCCAACTATGGTTCTGGTTGTACTACAGTTGCTCCTGGTGCGAATATCCTCCTCCCAGAATGGAACTGGACTACTAATACCTCATATACTAGCACAGCAAACTACGATACCATCAATGGTACATCGTTCTCTTGTCCTATTGTAACTGGTATTCTTGCCTCTTGGACAGCAGCGAATGGTTACACAAGAGCAACCAACGGTCTCACAGGACTTTCAAAATCTTTCATCAGAACAACTGGACCCACTGGTGATATCATCAAAGGTACTCACAGTTTATATCCAGTAAACAGCATTGAAGAAAGGAGACTTCCAGATAACCCATTTGAATTTAATAGTGGATCTAACTTCGTACTTATTAGTTTCAACTCTGCAGATGCATCACACTTCCTAGGAAATGTTGGTAGTAAAGTCCAATTAAGAACTGGATCTACCTCTCTGATCATTGCAGGTATCAACCTCGGTACAGAGGCATCCAATGGTTGGTTTACTATCCAAGCAGAGAGTGCTGTCAATAATACAATTACAATCCAGACAGCAAACACACCAATCAATACAACAACTGGTGGTGGAACAAATAATTACCTTGCCCTCATCAAAGAGGATGAACTCACCCACGAAAGTATTGATGGCGTAGTCTTCTCTGGAACAACACTCAGATCCCAGACCGACGCACAGGAAGCACAGGGAACTGGATCATACACAAACATCAAATACTATCCAGTAGATTCTGGTGTTGACTTTGATCTGTCTAGCACTGCCTCAGTTAAAACTGTAAACAGAGGTGCGTTCTATCCATACATTGATGTAGTAACAACCTTCGCCACTCCATCTGGTGATGTTAGCAGTGGCGGATTTGCAAATGGTGCAACAGTAAATATTGACCTTGGATTGTCTACAGCAACTACATTTGCCAACGAACCATTCTATGAAAGATACACAGTAACTGGTGACAATATCACTGCATCTGGATTAAGTGTCGGTGCAACCACTGGCGTTCTTTCTGGAACTGTAACCTCAGACTATATCGATACAACCTTTAATTTTACAGTAACTGAAACCAATACTAATGTATCTAGAAACTACAGTTTCACTACAACTGGAACTGGAGTTCTTGTAACAATTACTCAACAACCATCGGATGATTCTGTAGAATCTGGATCTGGTGGAACGGCAACATTTGGTCCTGTCTCTGGAACAAGCTCTGATGCATCTACGATCACTTTCCAGTGGGAAGTCTCAACAAACAGTGGAGCAAGCTGGAGCAACGTTTCTAATGGTGGTGGGTATAGTGGAGCAACAACAAATACATTAACTGTTGATGACGACTTCACTAAGAATGGATATCAGTTCCGTTGTGTTCTTGACACAGCAACTGCAGTATCTCCATCCACAACAAATGCTGTAACGCTTACAGTATTCAGAACAATTACGATTAGTAATCAACCAACAAATCAATTCCCAGTAGCACCTGCTCCAGCTACATTTAGTGTTACCGCTTCTACATTGGACGCAGCAGCACTTGCATACCAATGGCAGACTTCCGAAGACAATGTGTCTTACACACCTATCTCTGGAGCAACAAACGCATCCTATACCACGGGTACAACTTCTTATGATAATGACTTTGGTGATTATTATAGGTGTGTAATTAGTGTATCTGGTGCAACAGATGTAACATCCAGTGCTGCTAGAAACTTAGTAACTAGAACAATTACAGTTACTACCCAACCAGTAAATGAGACTGGATCTGTTGGCGGTACTAGAACCTTCACAACTGCAGGAACAACCTCAGACAATGATGCTGGGGATATCACATTCCAATGGCAGTTCTCGATTGATAGTGGTGCAAACTGGTCGAACGTCACCGATGGAACGGGTGAAACGACTGACACTTACACAACAGCAACGTTAACTGGTACTGAAGATGGATATCAATACCGTTGTTTACTGTCTGCTCCTGGAGCAACAACAACTCCAACCAATGCTGCTACTCTTCAGGTAGAAACAGTAACTCCAGTGGTTGTAACTCAACCACAAAATGCAACAGTCAATGAGAATGCAACTGCTACGTTCACAACTCTTGGAGATGTAACACTGACACCTATTGGTGGTAATGCAGCATCTTCTTCGTTTGATACAGAATCTTGGGTAACTCCATCTGGAGGTGGTGGAAACGAAGCAGGTACTGGACCTGGATTGGGTCTCATGTCAGATCACGAACCATCTGTAACTTATCAGTGGGAGCGTTCTGATAATGGCGGTTCTACCTGGACAGCCATCGTTGGCGCAACATCCCCAAGTTACACCACTGGCACACTGACATATGCAGATGACAATGGTGATCTTTATCGCTGTGAGATTGATGCTGTTGGTGCTGTATCTCCAGCGTATACAAACAACGCAACTCTTACAGTTCAAAGAACATTTACGATTGATTCTCAACCAGCAAACCAAACTGGCAATGAGGGTGGAACTGCAACCTTTAGCGTAACCACATCTAGCAGCAGCGGAACTCCAACATACCAGTGGAGAAGATCTGATGATGGGGGTGCAAACTACGCAGATGTTGTAGGTGCAACTAACCCATCCTATACCACACCAGTATTAGTTTACTCTGATGATAATGATGACAGATATTTGTGTAGAGTTTCTCTTGTAGGATCTGCTGGTGATATTGATTCTAGTTTTGCTCTACTTTCTGTTCTTAGAGTTATTACTATTACTGCTCAACCACAGAGCACTTCTGTAATTGAGGGTAACCAAGCAGTATTCACTATTGGTGCAACTATCACCAGTGACGTAGTGAGTTACCAATGGCAGAAATCTACAGACGGTGGATCCAATTGGAACAACATCAATGGAGCAAATGGTGCATCCTACACAACTCCAGCAACAGTTTTCCCAACGACACCATCTGAGCAGTTCCGCTGCGTTCTCTCTAACGTAGCAGCAACTTCTGTTACTTCTGCTGTAGCAACTCTCACAGTAAATGAATCTGAATTTGTATCTGCTCCAGCAACAGTAACTCCTGTCATTGACCCAGATACAAACCTCACATTCAATAGAACTCCAGTCATCAACACTTCTGCATTTGTTCCAGAATATACTGGATCAACACACTTCTCCAGTTTCTGGAGAATCAGAAGAGTATCCGATAACGTTACAGTATACGATACATCTGGAACTTTTGCAAATGGAGATACTGGAAACCTGACATCATTTACTGTCCCAGGTGGAACCCTAGACTTCAACACAACTTACAATGTTCAGGTTAAGTTCAGAGATAATGCTGGACTGGAAAGTGCTTACACTGCTGCAGTCAATTTCACAACTCCTATTGTTGATCAACCAGAGATCCAAACAATCACACCAGCGTTCAACCCAACAATCAATGTTGACCCAGCACAAATCATTAATGGTTATGTACATACCTCTAGTGATTGGCAGTTCTCTGGAGCAAATACGTTTACAACTATCGTACACCAGTCCCTCGGAAACTCGGTCAACTTGACTTCATATACACTCCCTGGTGGTGTAACTCTTGATCCAAACACTACATATTATGTGAGAATTAGATTCAACGTCAATCCATCCTAAGACAACATGGCACAACCTAGCACCAGGCAGGAACTGATTGATTACGCTCTGCGTCAACTCGGTGCTCCTGTATTAGAAATCAACGTTGATGATGATCAGATCGACGATCTAGTCGATGATGCTATTCAGTATTACAATGAGCGCCACATGGATGGTTATATCAGAACCTTCCTGAAAGTTCCATTTAGTCAAGTTGTCATCGATAGAATGACAACAGATACTGATACTACAGTTACAAATGCTACCAGCGGGAACGATAGTATCACATACAAGACACAGAACAATTATATCAAACTTCCAGATTATGTCACTAGCGTAATCAAAGTCTTTGATTTTGTTTCTAAGAACACAACAAACCTGTTCGATGTTCGCTATCAGTGGAGACTGAATGATCTCTGGGATCTGACCAATACAGAGATTCTAACATATGAAATGGTCAACCGCAGACTGGAGGATATCTACTTCCTGTTAGAAGGTCAGAAGCAGTTGAGATGGCAGATGCGTGGAGACCGTCTGTATCTTGACATCGACTTCCAAGAAGATATTGCTGATGGCGATTACTTAGTTCTTGATTGCTATCGTGCAGTTGACCCAACAGACTTTACTGCAGTATATAACGATCCATGGGTAAAGCGTTATCTTACTGCTCTGATCCGCCGTCAGTGGGGTGCAAACCTGATTAAGTTCCAAGGTGCTCAACTCCCTGGTGGCATCACTATGAATGGTGAATTCATTTACAACGAAGGTAAAGAAGCGGTCCAGAAACTTGAGGACGAAATGCTTTCTAGTTATGAAATCCCACCAATGGATATGATCGGATGAGAAACGTATACTTCACACACGGAACTCGCAACGAACAATTCCTTCAACAAAATATTGTGGAGGAGTATCTTAAGATGTTTGGAATGGACATTTTGTACATTCCAAGAAAACTTGTACAAAAGGATGGCATCTTCAATGAAGAAGTCATATCTGAGTTTGACGATTCCTATGTGATTGAAGCATACTTAGAAAACAATGAAGGGTTCCAAGGTGGTGGAGATCTTCTGACTAAGTTTGGTATCAGACAGACTGACGAGATCACAATGGTCATCTCGCAGCAAAGATTTTCTGATCTCATCTCCCAGTTCCTCCTTCTCGATACTGATGTTGAAGTTGGAGAAAGACCACAAGAAGGAGATCTAATCTATTTCCCTCTGAGCAATAACTATTTTGAAATTAAGTTTGTAGAGCATGAAGAACCATTCTACCAGCTCGGTAAGGGTTATGTCTACAAACTTAAGTGTGAACTCTTCGAGTATCAAGATGAGCAGGGTGACTTCTTTGAAGGAGACGAAGAACTTATCGATACTGGATACACAGTCAAATACTACTACGTCACAAATCCTGGAACTAATGCTACTGCAAGCACGATTCTGGAAGGTGGTGCAGTATCTCAAATCTTCGTGACAAACCCAGGATCCAAGTACAACGAAGCACCTACAGTAACTATCACTGGTGATGGTACTGGTGCTACAGCAACAGCATACCTAGCAAACATCACACTGTCTGGTGGATCCCCAACAAAGACCGCAGTAATCAGATCTGTGGTGAAGGAAGGAGAAATTAGATCTGTTCAGATTGTTGATGGTGGTGCGGGATATGACGAAGACAGAACAACTCTTGTAGTCAGCAGTCCTGATAGTGGTGGGGTTGCAGCAAACCTCGTTCCCACTTTTGAGAACGGAGTTCTTAAGTCCATCAATATTGTCAACGGTGGATCTGAATATAAGTCAGTAAAAATTGTTGACGTTGATACGGCAGGTAGTGGATATACCACTGCATCTACATCTCTATCCGCTGCTCCTGCAGGTATCACTGGTGCATTCAAAGTTCCAGAATCTGTAACTGGTGGAACTACTGGTGCTGTCGCAAACTTGGTTGAGTGGGATGCTGTCGAAGGTTGGATCAAACTCAAGTCTCCAACGGCATCATTCAACATTGGTGAGACCATCATGGGGAGCAACTCTGGTGCCACCATCATTCTGGAAAGCAGAAATGAGATGGCAAGCACAGATACTAAATACTATGAAAATGTCGAGTTTGAAGAACTAGCTGACGACATTATTGATTTCACTGAAACAAATCCATTTGGAGTAGCAACTTGATATGTTAGGGACATATACATATAACAAAATTATTAGAAAGTGCGTCATTGGATTTGGTACACTTTTCAATAACATCGAAGTCCGTAAGGAGAACCCAGACGGTAGCATCTACAGCAGAATGAAGGTGCCTCTGGCATATGGACCTCGCCAAAAGTTTTTAGCACGTCTTACTGAGCAAGCAGATCTCAACAAGAAAGTTGCAATCACAGTCCCCCGTCTTTCTTTTGAGATGACTGGGGTATCCTATGATGGTGCAAGGAAACTCAGCCCCATCACTCTGACGCTTAAACCCGATGGTGCCAATGCCATCAAGAAGCAGTATACTCCCGTACCATATAACGTTGACTTTGAGTTGAACGTTATCTCAAAAACCAACGACGAAGCATTAGAGATCGTCGAACAGATTCTCCCAGTCTTCCAACCATCCTACAACATCACCCTGAAGTTGGTTGATGAGATGAATGACTTCAGAGATGTCCCTATCGTCTTGAATAGTATTTCATACACGGATGACTACGAAGGAAACTTTGACGACAGAAAACTCACTCTGTTCACTCTAACATTTACTGCTAAGGCATACATCTTTGGTCCTGTTGGAACTGCAAGTCCCATCAAGAAAGCAAAGGTCGATTACTATACAGATGTCGATCTTACTGCCACCAGACAAGTATCTTATCAGGTTACTCCAAAGGCACTCAGCGATCAAAACAAAGATGGTGCAACAGAACTTGCTGCAGATATCACTGCCAAGGCACTGACTATCGAAGTTTTAGATTCTACAAATATTCCACTTCAGTCCTACATTGAAATTGGGAATGAGGTTATGTATGTCAAGAGCAAACCAGATACTAATAAGTTGACTGTTCGCAGAGCACAAAATGGTACGTCTGCTGCGGCGGCAACATCTGGTACACCAGTTGATCTGATTAATACTGATGATGACGATCTGCTCACCTCGGGCGATGACTTTGGATTTAATGAGTTGACAAGTTTCTATGGATAATTTTGAAGGACTAGACGAAGTATTTGAAACTACTGCAGATATTGTAGCACCACAGGAGGAGGTAAAGGCAAAGAAACCTCCGATCAAAGAAGATAAGGATGACGTAGAGAGTGACTATGAATACGCCAGATCCAATCTATACCTGTTGGTGGACAAAGGACAAGAAGCTATCAACGGCGCTCTTGACCTGGCAATGTCTTCTGATCATCCTAGAGCATACGAAGTTGCTGGACAGTTGATCAAGCATGTCGGTGACGTTGCTGACAAACTGATGACACTTCAGAAAGACAAGAAGTCTGTCAGAGAAGAGAAGAAGAGTGGACCAACCAACGTGACCAATGCTCTCTTTGTTGGTAGTACAGCAGATCTTCAGAAGATGCTGAAAGACGCATCAAAGAAAAAAGATAAATAAAAAGAGACTATAGACTTAGTAAAATGATCCTCAAACCAAAAGGGGCGGCTGTAAATATCCAAACTGCTGCAAGTGCTCTCTCGAATGCTACTCTGGTTTCCGTTGTAAATACAAACACCACTGCTGCACTTATCGAAAATAGTAATGGTAATGAAGTTTACCTTGCTGCTGGAGAAAGAGTATTGATCGAGAAAGAACCAGCAGAAACTTTAGAGGCAACTACAGGCGCGACCGCTGCTGTCTGGGCAACTTCCGTAGCATTTAGAAACTGATGGCAGAAAGACTTCCTACAATGTATGGCAGATACTATACCATCTCCGCCGTATGGAGAGGGAAGCAGTTTACTGTCAATGTGTTTAGACCTAAGTTACAACTTCTTCAGAGACCTGGCGCTCAGAGAATTGTAGACAAGATCTATCCAGGAAGTCGTGTTATTAGTTTCTGGGAATCTGATCCAACAGACGCTCCAGTGTTCTTAGTAAAAGAAGAAGTCACAAGAACGATGAAAACTTTTAGACAATTTAGAGAGCACTGCGGTCTCAAGTATGACGTGGTTGCTCACCAGTGTGGTCACTGCAATGCCACTGGATATCATGCTGATGGGGAGAAGTGTTCTACCTGTAACGGAAGAGGAACTCTGCAGACCGTTAACGACGGCACAGAGATGGAAGAGAGCAATGATAAGAAAGTCTATTCTAGAGAGCATCCAGAAGCACAGAAAAATGTGAAGAAGATGCAAAAGGAAGGTGCTGCTTGGACCCGCAAGGCAGGACAGAATAAAGAGGGTGGTCTAAACGAGAAGGGGCGTAAGTCCTATGAGCGTGAGAATCCTGGTTCCGATCTTAAAG